AAGGAAATAAAATGAATTACGAAAATCTTTATGTAAACTTGTTATTAAAACATGGCACTGAAGAAAAGCCTTTAGGTATATATTGTGAAAGACACCATATAATACCGAAAGCGCTTGGTGGTGACAACTCTTCAGAAAATCTAATATATTTACCGGCACGTGTACATTTTATTGTGCATTGGGTACTTTATAAGATACATAAAAACCCCGCAATGGCCCGCGCCTTTTATGGCATGTGTGATTTCGAAAGAAAACCTGAAAGATATAAACCATCCTCTCGTATATATGCAATTGCGAAGGCTGCTTTTTCAACAAAAAATCATATGAAACAAGAAGTGCACAAGGAACGACAATCGTCAATATCTAAGGCACAATGGCAAGATTCCGATAAGAGAAACAAACTTATGGCAGGTTTAATGCCTATGTTTGAAAATACGGAGCATGCTATGTATATGAAAGGAAAAACAGGGGACGCACACCCGCGCTCAAGACAGATAAGTACGCCTTTGGGTATTTTCGGATCTGTTCGTGAAGCGGGCAGAGCTTTTGGCATTGCACACAATATAATTTCTAGAAGATGTAAAAGTGAAAATGTAATATACAAGGACTACTTTTATTTAGATTGATCGGTACATGCTAACGACATGTATTTAACATTAATAAGAACTTTCTACGGAGCGGGTGAGAAGACAGGTATACTGAACGTTGAAGGCAAGCTCTCAAAAATTCTCGGTAAAGACACTGACACATTGGTGGTCAAGGCTTCAGATCGCGACATTGTCCTGAATGAGATATCGGCCCGCATAGCTCGTTATGAGAAGTTCGATCCGGACACGGCCGATGAGCTTAGAGCATTGAGAAATGATGTTAAGGATGTGTTCAACAAGGGTCTTGATCCCGGTGACGAGATCATGAGTCAGCTTTACTTCCTTGACCCCAAAACAAGAGATCTCGTGGATAAGATGACAATGTCTTATGAGCGTGTTGTTACACCCGATGACTTCAAAGCGATAGCCAAGCTGATGTCGGAACATCTGAGTGAACAAGTGCCCATTTTGAAAGATTTCACCAAGTTCTTCGGAAGGCTGGCGGAAGATTATCTTGTGCATTCCAAACCTTCAAAAAGCGACTTCGACTGGAAATCCATAGCCAAAGCCAAAGTATTCGGCAATGCGAGTAAGGGTTATGTCTTGCCAGACCGCATCAGTGAAATACTCGGGACCAAAGCCGGAGAACCTCTGAGTCTGAAGTTTCTGCAACGCTTCGGTTTTTGGAAGCCCGGTGGAACATTGTCCGATATTATTTACGGTGTCAAAGCTCCGGACAATCGACGCACAGGTTTCAAGACAATGAAATTGGATGTGGCTCAAATTGAAATCAGCGGAGGTGTCGAGGTATTCACCGCCAACAAGATGCCCAAGAGTTGGACTAATGTCCCTTGGGTTAATTTCGATGGCAAGGTGATTGAGCAAAACTTCACGCAAAACTTTGAAGAGCGGTTGACTTACAAAGACAAAGATGGAAATTGGGTGAACAACATTTTGCAAGTGCCTCAGAAAACCGAAGCAACTTGGTGGGAACAGACGATCAACAAATCCGGTAAGATTAATGACATTGCCGATGCCACACAAGCTCGAACCGCCTTCGCCGTTAATGGTAATCATTCCAACGATGCTGTGCTCGTTAAGAAATTCCATTTGTGGGGAAAGGAAAACAATATAGCCACTTCGACAATTCATGATGCCTTCTTCGCGAATGCTTCTGACATGCTGAAGGCCAGGAAGGCTTTAAGAGGTATTTACGGTAGTGTTCTGGAGAGAAATGTTATTCAATCCACGCTAGACGAAATGAAGGGCAGAGGTCTGCCCAATGAAGTCTACGAAAGATACCTTAATGAAGCCAAAGACATCGGTCTGATACCTGTTCCGGGTAGATCTGTGGTCGGTGGTAGAGTTTTGACTGAGAAAGATATCCTCAGAGTGGATGAAGTAATTCAGGAAATCCCTGAGGGTTTTAAAGATGATTATGGCTGGTATGGTGTGGGCTGATAACAGACCCCGTTAAATTAACCCATATTTTAAATAGTTGGGGATTAAATTTTCAATCCCCTCTTTTCTATATTTTGAGAATTGTATTCTCATTTAACTGTCGAGTTGTACTCGAAGGAAATAAAAAATGACCGATCAAATTGATGAGACCATCATTCCCGTTATCCCACCCGTCGTTAAGAAAGACGATGAGGACTTGATAACAAAGCTTGTGGAAGAACGTCTCGGAGAGAACCTCAAACCTATCAAAGATAAACTCGACAGTGCATATACTGCCAGAGATGAAGCTCTGAAAAAGGTTGCCGAATTTGAACAAAAAGAAAAAGAAGCGGAATTAAAAAAATTGCAAGATGAAGGTAAGCATATTGAAGCTTATGAATTGCAATTGGCAGAAGAAAAAGCGAAAATAAAAGTATTGGAAGAACGTAATGTACAATTATCGAGAGATATTGAGCTCAAAGGGATATTGTCATCGTACACGTTCAGAAGTGCTAACGCTTCGGAAATGGCCTACAGGGAAATAGTGGGACAACTGTCACAAAATGAAAATGGAAATTGGACACACCGTTCAGGCGTGTCGGTTTCGGATTTCGTGAAATCTTTTTCGGACAATGAGGAAAACTCATTTCTGTTTAAGCAAAAAACATCATCCGGAGCCGGTGGCACGGGCGTAACAACAAATAAATCAATGGACAAGCCCACTTCAATTTTTGATCTATCTCAGGACGAGGTATTGAAAAGAGCCAGAGAGGGTAAACTCCGCTAAAACTCAAGGAATCAAAAAATGTCTGTATCAATTACTACTGGAGCTATGGGCGATAACTACGTCTTACAAGAAGCTCTATCCGCCTATTCTGACGAATCGTACACAACCGCAAGAAAACTGAGCGGCACCGGCATCGTCGGTTCAAATCCGCTAATAAACACTGACACTGAAACATTCATCGGTCAAGTCCGTTGGATGAAACCTTTAAACCCAACAGTCAATGTTGCTTCTTTAACAGACATTGCGGACGGTGCAAGAACATCTTATGCTTCTGACTATTTACGTTACATCAAAACTGTACGTACACACGGTGCTGAGAAAGTAAACTTACAACAAATGGTAACTCAAATCGACGGGTTGGCGAAAGTCGGTCGTGATTTGGGTGAAACTCGCAGCCAAGACGAACACAATGCTTTATTGGCCGTGTTGAAGGGTGTTGCACTTTCTGAAGTACTATTGGGCGCGGGTACAGCATCAGGCTTTGCCGGTCTAGGTCCACAAACTTTCGACAACGACCCTACAAGTAAAAAGCACGGCTTCTACGTCGATTTGGGCACCACTCCGGTACTTGCATCGGGCGGCGCAAGCGGCACAAACGCCACGATCTCAGGTGCGGTCAGAGCTGAAGGCTTCTTAAGAGCTGTTGGCATGGCTTTCAAAGACTATGAGCCTGAATACGCTTACTTAATCACTTCTCCTGAAGTTTATGCATCTTTCCGTTCAGCTAACTTAGTTGACGATATTGGTATTGTTGATGGTAACATCACATTCAGCACAATCTTCAACGGTAAATTTCGCATCATCCAAACACGTGCATCACAAGGTTTCTCAACAGCCGAATTAGCAAAAATCAATGGTGGTAGTGGTGTACCACTTAATGCTGCAAGCACTAAAGCAAGCTTCATCGTATTGCCGGGTGCTTTAGCTCTTCAACACTTAGCTGTACCCGACCAAGTTGAAATCTACCGCAACGCAAACACTTACAAAGGTGGCGGTTCCACATCGATCTGGTATCGTTGGGGTTATGTATTAGCTCCAGTTGGTTATGATTGGAACGGAAATCAAAATGCATTTCCATCTGACGCTGATTACAGTTCAGTATTGATCAACGGTACTCCAGCTTTATTGACAGCAGCCCCTACGGGCTTGGCTAACACTACAGGTTCTTGGACTCGTAAGGTTCAGTCAGCATTGGCTTTGGGCATTTTACCTGTATTCCACGCTTAAGGTGACTGTATGGCTCTAGTGCAAGGTACAAACTCTTACGCAACGCTCGCCGCCGCCGAACTTTATTTCGTGGATCGTCTGGATGCTGCCGCATGGCAAGTTGCCGCCGATCTGCTTAAGTCTCAAGCTTTGATAATGGCCACTGCAATGCTGGATAGTTTGGACTGGTCGGGAGCTGTCATGAATCCGACGCAATACTTGGCATTTCCCAGGGATGCTGAGTATTTCGATCCTCGTCTGGGTCTCACGGTGGCTTCGCCGTTGACAGTCCCCGACAGGATAATCAAAGCAACGTTTGAACAAGCTTATCATCTTTTAAACAATGATGACCTGCTCGACAATACAGGCAGGGTGAAGAACTTGAGTGTTGGGAGTATGACTCTCACCACAATAGTGCCCGCATCAAAAATGCCGATGATTGTCAAAAAGCTCATCAGACCGATGCTGTCCAATTCAAGAGCTGCAAATTCTTGGTGGAGAGCTAACTGATGAGTTACGCGGGTATGCTCGATAAAAACCTGGTCAAGGCTTTTAAGCTCATCAAAGACCTGGCCGTCACAGCCGTGTTTGTCAAAAAAGTCAGTACCTCTTTCGATTTTGAAACGGGTACCGTCATCACAACAGACTCGGGAACCACTTCGGCGAAGGTGGTCATAATAGATAGTACAAAAGCTGCGAAGGATCGCAACACTCAACAGTTACAAATTATGTTCAAAGCTGAGGACGTCGGTGATCTTGTGCTCTACGAGACGGTCACGATAGACGGTGTCTCTTGGAAATTTGGTAAACATATTAAAAGTGACAGATTCATCAGTGTTATCGAACTATTCAGAGAGAAGTGATAATGGGAAAATATACGGATCTAGAAACGGACATTTTTTCCATATTCGCGAGCACTTCTTGGGAAAGCGAAAACATTGATACATATCCCGGTAACTTCATTTCAACGGGCAATTCAAAAGAATTCATTAGAGTCAACATAATACCGAGTGGAAAAGGCGTCAACCGCGTCTCCATCTCGGGTGTGGTGATCATAGACATATTCACGTTCGCGGGTGAGGGCACAAGAAAAGCCTCACTCATCGCGGACACGCTCGACAAATATTTAGGCGACAAGGCCATAGCCCTTCAGTCAGGAAAGACAACCCAGTTTGGGTCAAGTTCGATGACGCTGAGCGGTTCCGATTCGGACAACCCTTCCCTATTTAGAGCGAGTTACACAATACCTTTTAATTTCTTCGGAGTTTTATAATATGTCAGCATTAACCTCAATCGGCGCAGCCATTTTTAGTGATCTTTCAGTTTGTGTGGGCCCTGTATTGGCAGGTGTCGAAACAGCAGGAACAAAACCTGTATTACCGACAACTTATGACGTAACAACGCTTAATGCTTTGTTTGTTTACGCAACCAATAAGTACGCCAAAATTAAAAACGTTCGTGAATTTCCCGCCATCGGTTCACCAGCAAATATCGTAAACGTACCTGTTTACGGTTCAAAAACCTCTCAATCTGTCGGTGGACAGGCGGATGCACCAACATTGGAAATGACAATCAACTATGTACCGAATGATTGGGTTGCAGGCACTGGCGGCACTGCTTCCGAAGGTGCATTACCAGCAATGATCGGTGATGGTCTGTCTCGTATATGGCGTTTTACATTGTTGAATGCAGATCCAACTTTAACCACCACAGCTAAATATGATTCAAGTACAGCCGGTCTTGGTACAGTTGGTAATGCGTACTACTATTTCGTCGGCAGAATGGAGTCTTTATTAGTTACCCCTTCTTTGACTGACGCGACAACCGCAAAAATCTCAATTTCTTTACAATCGCCGTTCTACGGCGCATATAGCATTTAAGCTATAACATGTGGGGGTGTTGATTGCGGTTTATCAATACTTAAATGAAGTGAGTCCTCAAAAACTCGCCCCATTATTCAACAAGGATGAATATGACAGAAGAATCTCAAAAACCATTTAGCGCAAGCTATGTATTAAGAACTACCGCGAAACATATGCGGAAAAGCATCGACATCAGTATTCGTAAGACCTTTGAAAGAATCAAAGACTTCGAACCTGACACGGAAAAAGCCAGAGAAGTGTTTTTTACTTTATCTGTGTTACACCAAATGCGCAAAAATCTTGATGACTTCCAAGCGGCCAACGCTGAAGACTTCAAAAATTAATCAGAATCAATCACGGAAATAAGCATATGCAAATTCCAAAAACAATAAAGGAAAACACAATGTCAGGTATCAAAGGTTTAGTTGGAAAGAAAATGACCAAATCAGTTAAATTCATGGGTGAAGATGTTAAAATCTCAAAGCTCAGTGTTGCTGAAGTTATGAACATCCAAGAGAAAGCGAAAGAAATCGAGAAAGACGAATCAGCCGGTTTGGAACTTTTACAAACAGTTATCCGTTCAGCCGTTGAAGGTGCTGACGATTTGGCCGATGAAGACTTCGCCGCATTCCCGATGGATGAGCTTTCAAAGCTATCTAATGAAATTATGAAGTTCTCAGGCATCGGTGCAGAACAGGGAAAGTAATACTTTCAGATGATAAT